CCAAGAGCGTCTTTCCGCTCTGGGTATCGATCAGCGTCAGGTCGCGGGCATGCTGCAGTCGCAACAGGAACAGATCAAAAACTATCAGGAGCCTGTCCAGCAGGTAGCTCCTCAACAAGCTCCGCAGAAGGCTCCACCGAGCCCCAAAGCAGAGAGTTGGGCTGCTCGTAATCCTTGGTTTGGCCAAGATCGTGTGATGACATATGCTGCTTGGGGTATTCATCAAACTCTTGTAGAACAAGAGGGCGTTGACCCAAACTCAGATGAATACTATACTGAGCTTGATAGTCGGCTCCGATCAGAGCTGCCAAAACGATTTACGGAGGAAACTCCGCAACAAAACAGACAACAGCGTTTCGCACCCGCCGTTGCTCCTGCTTCCCGTAGTTCGGGTGTGAGTAGTGTGCGCCGTACTGTTCGGTTATCGCCGAGTCAGATTGCTATTGCCAAGAAGTTGAATGTTCCTCTTGAGGAATATGCGAAATACGTGAAGGAATGACCATGAGCAACACAACCCTTACCATCGATAAATCTCCCCGCGTTTCACGCGAAAAGGAAGTTCGTCGCAAGCCATGGGCACCGCCATCACGTTTGGATGCTCCTCCCGCCCCCGAAGGCTATAAGCACCGGTGGATCCGTTCTGAGATCAACGGTTTTGAAGACAAGCAGCACGTCTACGGCAGACTTCGTGAGGGCTATGAACTGGTCCGAGCTGATGAATTGCCTGAAGAGTACCGCAACATGCTTCCTTCACTCGATGAAGGTCGCCATGCGGGTGTTGTGTCTGTAGGCGGCTTAATGCTTGCCCGCATTCCAATCGAAACTGCTCAAGAGCGTGATGCCCACTTCCGCCGTAAGGCACGGGAACAACTTGAAGCTGTAGACAATGAGATGATGCGCGAAAACGCTCACTCTTCGATGCGTATCCAGAACCCCGAGAGGAGTTCTAAAACCACCTTTGGCAACCGTTAATTCGGTTGCTTAACTTTTTAGGAGCTACAAATGGCAAACACAAACAAGCCTTTTGGTCTGCGCCCTATCGGCAATCTGTCAGCTACTGGTGCCCAAAAGCAGTATGGCTACACGATTAACGATAACCAGTCCGGAGCAATTTACCAAGGCGACTTGGTCACCGTCTATGATGGTTACCTCGTCAAATTCGCACCCGCTACCCATACAGCCGCCGTCGGCGTCTTCAATGGCTGCAGCTACATCGATCCTACGTCGGGCAAGCCCACTTGGAAGAACTACTACCCCGGTAGTGTCAACATCACCTCTGGCAGCATCGTTGCCGAAGTGCTGGATGATCCCGCCCAGTTGTTCTTGATCCAAGCTGACGAAGACATCGTTCAAGCTGACATCGGCAAAAACGCTGACATCACTGCTTCCACCACTGGCAGCACTGTCAACGGCATTTCCGCTGGCACGCTGGATTCGTCCACAATCGCCAACACTGCCGCATTGAATCTGAAAATTGTCGCGCTGTATTCATCGCCAGACAATGCTTTCGGTGACTATGCTGTGGTTGTTGTTAAAGTCAACGAACACGCCTACGGTAGCGCCGGCGTTGCAGGTCAAGGAGCTTAATCATGGCAATTTCACGTTCCCAACTGGTTAAAGAACTCGAGCCCGGCCTGAACGCACTGTTCGGCATGGAGTACAACCGCTACGAAAACGAACACCGCGAGATCTTCTCTGAAGAATCTTCGGACCGTGCGTTTGAAGAAGAGGTGATGCTCACCGGTTTCGGCGCAGCCCCAACCAAAAATGAGGGCGCTGGCGTGTCTTATGACACCGCTCAGGAATCGTTCACTGCTCGCTACAGCCACGAAACCGTGGCCATGGCATTTGCACTGACCGAAGAGGCTATCGAGGACAACCTGTATGACCGCTTGTCGGCTCGTTACACGAAAGCCTTGGCCCGTTCGATGGCCCACACCAAGCAAGTTAAAGCTGCCTCTGTGCTGAACAATGCGTTCAACACCACTGGTGCCTATAACGGCGGCGACGGCGTGTCCCTGTGCAACACTGCACACCCAACTGCTATGGGTCCTAACTTCAGCAATACCCCAGCTGTCGCTGCTGACTTGAACGAGACTTCCCTCGAACAAGGCATTATCGACATCGCCGGTTTTCTGGACGAGCGTGGCCTCAAGGTTGCTGTGCAAGCACGCAAGCTGGTTATTCCTAAGGAACTGCAGTTCACTGCAGAGCGCCTGATGAAGACCACTCTGCGTACGGCTACTGCTGACAATGACATCAACGCCATCAAATCGATGGGCATGGTGCCAGAAGGCTACGCCGTCAACCATTTCCTGACCGACACGGATGCTTGGTTCCTCATGACCGACGCTCCTAACGGTCTGAAAATGTTCAACCGTTCGCCAATCAAAACCGCTTTCGAAGGCGACTTTGACACGGGCAACGTGCGCTACAAAGCACGTGAGCGTTACAGCTTCGGCTGGAGCGATCCACGCGGCATTTACGGCTCCGTCGGTTCGGCATAACCGCTGCCTTCGGGCAGAAGCAAAAGGGGCCTTCGGGCCCCTTTTCTTTTGTCCCTGCTGTATAGTCGATGAATTCTCGAAAGGGTATGAAATGGCCAAGAAAAAAGGTCCCTCACTGAGTGTGGGTCGCGGTGAGAAACTACCGGTGTCCAAGGGCGCTGGTTTGACGGCCAAGGGCCGTGCCAAGTACAACGCCGCCACCGGCAGTAATCTGAAAGCTCCCCAGCCCAAAGGCGGGGCACGCAAAGACTCGTTTTGCGCCCGAATGTCTGGCATGCCCGGGCCCATGAAGGACGAAAAAGGACAGCCCACGCGAAAGGCGGCATCGCTTAAGCGTTGGAAGTGTTAAACCGGTTGACACCCGCTGGAAAAAGCGTATATTCAACCCATCCCGGGCCTTCCGGTGTATCAGACAGTCCCGGCTGACGACATGCAGACTGATACGCCTAACTTGCATGTAAGGAACCAATCATGGCATTGACCACATTCTCCGGCCCAGTCTCTTCTCTTAACGGCTTTGTTGTTGGCACCGCCACTAGCCCTATCGTAGAAACAGCTGCTGGCAACATATCCGAGTCTTACGCTACGACTTCAGCCACTACTGGCGATACCCGCTTGTCGTACAGCCGCTTGGCCTTTACATCTACCGGTTCCGGCGAGACCCTCCGTGCCCTGACTCAAGTCACAGGTGTTGGTGGCGCTACGGGCGGCACGATCAATGGTGCTCACGTTAGCCTGAGCGTCAACGGTTCGGGCACTATATCCGGCGCAGGTAACGCTCTTCGCGCTACTCTGGGCGGTACATCTACGAACCCCGGCGGCACATTGGCAGCTATTCAGGCTGACTCCAACTTTGCTTCTGGCGGTACTTGGACTAACACCTCGTTCATCCGCTTTACAAACAGCGGTACAGGCACTGTCCCTAACTTGTTTAATATCCCTGCGGCCTTGTTTGTAACAAGCACCGCTACTATTGCTAAGACTTTGAGAGTTGTGGCATCAGACGGTACGCCTTATTTCATCATGTGTTCTAGCGCAGCTTAATATGCAGATCACCAAGGAATTCTTGGAGACTGAGATTCGTGACCTTGAGACTGAAGCACAGAAAGCTCAAATCTTTTTGACTCAGGCTCAGGCCACGGTCCAAGCATACAAGATGCTGATTAACAGGCTAGACGCCCCAGAACCGGAGCAGCAACATGGCATTTCTTAGCGACGTTAAAAGCACACGACTGGCTGTCGATGGAACAATTTTCGGTGGCCGTACACGTGTCAAAGGTATCTACATTGTCCCCGCGGCTGGTGTAGGTTCTGTCACCATCAAAGATGGTGGCTCAGGAGGCACGACAGTGGCCGTTATCGACATCGCAGCGGGAAGCTCTGTTTATCTGCACTTGCCGGAAGACGGCCTGCTTTGCACGACCAGCTCGTACGCAGATTTGACTGATGTGACTGCAGCAACATTTTTCTACGCTTAAAGGATCCAATCATGAAAGACATGAACATGAACAAGGGCATGAAATACGCCAAGTCCACTAAAAAGGGCAAGGCCGGCGACGACATGCTGAGTATGGATGCCAAGCCAATGAAGAAAATGGGTGGCGGCACAGCCATTCAGTACGCTTCCGGCGGCTCGGTTCAGTGCCGTGGTAACGGTCTGGCCCGTGGCAAAAAGACCCTGATTCGTTAATTTCTAACAATAGGTGAGCTTCGGCTCACCTAATTTAAAGTGACAAATCATGGAAATGATGATATGGAACATCATTCTTTCTGCATTGGTGGGCCTTACCTTGTTTCTCCTTAAAGGGAAATTTACAGAGATAGATCGACTAGGCATCCTGTTAAACAGGACGCGGGAAGAGGTTGCCCGCGATCACATCACCCGCACTGAGTTCAGGGCGGATATGCAGCAGTTGATGGATCGTTTTGACCGGCTGGAACGTAAGATAGACAGTCTTTCTATGGGTAATAGGAGCAATAACTGATGCCAACTACATCCAAAAAACAACAGAAGCTAATGCTTGCTGTTGCAAACAGCCCAAAATTTGCCAAGAAGGTCGGTATTGCGCCTTCCGTTGGCAAGAAAATGGTCAAGGAAGACAAGAAGGCTGGTCGCCTTGGCGGTGGCGGCACGGTCAATCGTGTCGGTGACGCAGTCACTCCTTCCCGCCGGGATCCGGACATTGGCAAATTGATCAAAGAAACTCCGGTGCCCAAGGAAAAGCAGAAGCCTGTCAAGGGTTTTGCCAGTGGCGGTCCCGGATCCGGTGCTCCTAGCAGCTCGGGTATGTCTCGTCTGCGCCGCTCGAAAATGAAATAAACATGGCAACTTCAGGCACAGCAACTTTTAACCTTGAGTTCGATGATCTCATCGAGGAGGCATACGAGCGTTGTGGTCTGGAGTCACGCACTGGCTATGACATGAAGACCGCTCGCCGGTCTTTAAACCTGTTGTTTGCCGAGTGGGCCAATCGTGGCTTGAACCTGTGGACCATTGAGCAGGATTCCCTGACCATGATCCCCGGTCAGGCGCAATACAACCTTCCGGCAGACACCATCAATGTCCTGTCCGCGGTTATCCGTACTGGCTCTGGCCAAACGCAGCAGGACATCACGATTGATCGCATCAGTCAGAACGAGTACCTGCATCTGCCGAATAAGCTGGTGACTGCCCGCCCCGCCCAATACTACGTGCAGCGCACGGCAACGCCAGTGCTGTTTGTTTATCCTGCTCCTGATACCACGCAGACGTACACGTTCCAGTACTACACCATGCGGCGCATTCAGGACGCGGGCGCGTACACGAACACAGCCGAGATTGTCTTTCGCTTCCTACCGTGCTTGGTAGCCGGCCTTGCGTACTATCTAGCCCTGAAGAAGATGCCGGAGCGCGTTCCTCTGCTCAAGCAGCTGTATGAGGAGGAATTTGCCCGTGCAGCCATGGAAGACCGCGATACGGCCAGCGTATTCCTAACGCCCAACGTGGGCTACTGATCCGCTATGGCGGGCTACGCTTCTGGCAAATTCTCACTGGCCATATGTGACCAGTGCGGATTCCAGTACCCGCTCAACATCCTCAAGAAGGAGTGGACAGGCTTTAAGGTCTGCCCGGAGTGTTACGAGCCAAAGCATCCGCAGCTCGAGCCCAAACGCTCGATTAATGAGCCGATTGCTGTTTATGAGCCAAGGCCAGAAACCCGTTTGGCAGTAACCATCTACATTGGAATGACGGGGGATGTCCCGTTTGCATCGATTGGCATGCAGCCCATGCCTGCAGCCAGACTATTGACTGCAGGCGGTATGCTTGGAACCTTTACTGTGAGCATCACATGATCACCTCTGGCCTGACCACAAGTTTTAAAAAAGAAATCCTGCTCGGCGTGCATGATCTGGACACGGATGTCCTGAAGATGGCTCTGTACACCTCTGCAGCCGATCTGGGACCCGATACAACGGTCTACACGACCTCTGGCGAGTCTTCGGGTACTGGGTACACAGCTGGCGGAGAAATCCTCTTAAACGTGACTGTGGACTCTGGCCAGCAGACGGGGTTCGCTTCTTTTGACAATCCAGCATGGCCGGGATCATCTTTGACGGCACGTGGGGCCCTGATTTACAATTCAAGCAAGTCGAATAAATCCATTGCTGTGATTAATTTTGGCACGGATCAGACCACGGTTGCTCAGACATTGAATGTGGTTCTCCCGCCAGATACACCAGAGAGCGC